CAGCCAGCTTCGCCGTCGTCACCGCCCCATTCGCCAGCTTCTGCGTCGTCACCGTTCCGTCACCCAGCAACGAGGTACTATCAAACACCAGGTCGTCGGTGCCGGAGCCGTTTCTGCGCCATAGCCTGAGTACATTGCCGCCGGGTATTTCCCAGCGCAGCATGCCATTGACCACACCGGCCATGCTGCCCCAGGTGCCTGTCCATAGCCTCACAATATGACCGCGCAAGGTTTCCAGCACTTCATCGGTGTAACTGCTGCCCAGGTCTGGCTTGTTCAAATCATTTTGATCTGGCATTCGTCAAACTCCCGTAATAGTTAAAGACACCGTGCCGCTGACGCGCACGTTGCTCAGGTTCCATGCTTGCACGTACACCCCGAATGGCGTGGTGCTGTCTTGAATAATGGCGTTAAAGACCGCCAGCGAAGGCGAGTTCAGCGCCGTTACCTGCACGTTTTTAATGTCGATAAACGGCTTGGTCACCGGGTAGAACGTCCCGCCCACATCCGCTGCGTTCAGCGTCAGGGTTGCGGTCTCGATCAGTTGTTGCAGGCGCACGTCCACATAAATATCCTCAACCAGCATGGCACCCGCGCGTCCGGGGCAGGTCACGGCGTAGCGCACCTCTACCCACCTGAAATTGCTGGCTTGCAGTTGGCGCGTATCCGTCCAGGCTGACCAGGTAACAGCATCAGCGCTGGTTCTAATGCTCACGGTACTGACTGCCCCCGTACCGAGCATGGCATCGGTCACACTGACAGAAATGACCCCGCCGCTAATCAAAGCGCCGCAGTCTTTGCGTTCTATGTGATAGCCACTGGTCTCTGCCGGTTGCCAGTACAACGGAAACCCGGCATTGATCTGCGCCTGTATGTTCGCCCATGACTGGTCGGCAAAGTGTTGCGCCCAGGTGCGTTCTTTCACCGGCATCAGCAACCGGCCATTAGCGCCTCCAATAATCGACGTATTGACCAGTTCCGAGGTCTGCCAGTCTTCCCACCATTCCGTTGCGATAACGAAGTCGGTCGGCATGTTCGACGTGACTACAAACGAGGTTGGCGTGCTGGCATTACCCGCCAGGTCATAGGCCACGACATAAACCACTTTTTCACCCGGCGTTCTAAAGGTTCGCAGGTCTGACCGGCCATCTGACCCGGCGCTGCCCCAGTCCATGGCTGATGCATACGGTGTACCTATGACGCCCATTCGGTACTGGTAGCGCAATATCGGCTGGTCGGTCTTGGCATCGAGCCACTGCATGACCAGCGCATTGGCCTGCATTTCCGTCGCCGTCATAACCACTTGCGACGGCGGCCTGATGGTGATGGCGGTACTGACCGGGGTGCTGATGTTGCCATACTGGTCAACATGCGCCGCCCAGACGGTACACACCCCGGCTGGTTGCCAGTCGAGCAGGTGGGTCGAGGCTGATTTGTCAGACAACAGCACGGCACTGTCCCAGCTTGCGCCCTGCTTGACCAGGGTGGAAGCATAGTCCTGGTCGGGGCACGGGTTCCACTTCGCGCGCACCCCATTGGTCTCAATTTGCAGTGTCAGGCCGGTGGGCGCTGACGGTGGCAGCTTGAGCATGCTGCCGGTAATCATGTAGCTATAGACCGGCACATCGGCCAGCGCCTGTTCCCCGCCTCCGTACACATTAAAACTGGTGAACTTGAAATACAGGGTCTTGTCCACCAGGCTCAGGTCAAGATCACCACTGCTGCCGACCGCATCGTCCACGCGCACGAACGAACTACCCGCCGTCCTTGCCAGCGCCGGGCTGCCAAAGCGCCCACGCCGCAGGCCGCTCAGGTCGTACTGGTTTGTGCCGACAAAGGCCGCGCCTTCATGACTGAAATATTCACCACCGGTGGCATTGCCAACCCAGCAGAGCGTGACATCGGTATCGGCTTCGGGCGCGGTGCCGGGCAATAGCTGCCCACCCAGGCCGGTGAGCTGTACCTGCGCCGTTGCCCCCGCCCCGGCAGCCAAAGACGCACGCAACGTACCGTAGCGCGCCGGGGTGTTGATGGTATCGACGCGCTTGTAATTGACATCATCAAGACTGACCCAGACCGAACAGCCGCCCCAGGCTGAAATAGTACCGGTCACGGCTACATAAACCTGCAAGCCAGACGTAGTGCGCTCAATCGGCGCTTCAAAAAACACCGGGGTAGCCACGTTGCCGGGCGCTTTGTTGTAATCATGCGCGAAACCAGACCCGGCCTGCACTCCGTACAGCGGTGCCGAGGCCATGCCGATGGGCGCATCTTCGGCCACCACCGACCAGGTGCCCTCGTCGCTCTCGTCCATTGACACAATGCGCGCTGGCACACGGTTCATCAGCGCAGGGGCATAAGTCAGCGTGACCAGATCGCCCGGCTCAAGTCCGTCTTTGACCCAGGACAGGCGAAACTCGTACTCGTTTCTGACCGCAATTTCACGTTGCAGCAGTAGCGTAGCCACAAACGACGCCACTTGCGGGTCTTTAATGGCCTTGGCCTCAAGCGTTTCTTTCGGGCGCTGGCCGAAGCGTTCAATGTGCGCCAGATCGCTGGCGCGCACCGGCTCGACGTTGTACTGATTTACCCGGTTTTCAATTTCAAGGGTCACGACATTGTAGGCTTCGTCGTTTTCCTTGCGCCGTATTTTCAATACGGTGGCCGAGCCTTCGCTCAAAAAATCGTCATCGGTCAAATCAAACACCGGCGTGGTGTTTGGGGTATAGGTCTTGCCGTTGCCGGTTTTGGGCGCGTCGCCGCGCGGCAAAAATTTCAGCTTGCCTTCCGACCATAGCACGTCGCTATTGGTCAGCATCAGCCAGTTGTTCAGTATTTCGTTCGCCGGTTTTTGTTCCATCAAAAACGGGCTAAAAAAAATGCCGTGCGCCACGCAATAGTTTTCATAATGGGTCAAGTCACCCAGCCGCCACGAAGGCCACAACGCCCCCGCATACGGGTCGGTCAGAAACTTGTCAATCACCACGCGCGGGTTGGCATCGACAATACTGGCACTAAACTCAGTGGTAGTACTCAGCTCGAAACTATGGTTTATGACCTCGGCATTGGCCGACAGTTCATACGACTGCGCATAAATGTACGCCAGACCGCTGTACCCCAGTGCCTCGCCGGGAAAACTGGTTTGCACAAACGGCACCGGCGGTTGACCATACGACCCTACCGCCAGACCCGCGCCGAGTTCACCCAAGGCCGAGACCGAAGACTGGGGAATATTTCTCACATACTCAATACGAACTACCTGGCCAACGCCGACCGACGCGCCGAAGGTATATGTACCGTTACTGACGGTGAAATCAGACGTCACCCGGTCAACAAACTGATAAGAACCGCCCGCGTCACTATCATTTCCGACCCACACGAAGTCGCCATTGACGACCCAGACTGTACCGGTCGAGGCATAACCGGTCACGCTGGTTTGTTTACTGGCTCCCAGCGTGGCTGTTGCTGTTTCATTGACCTGCGTTTCAGGTATTACATACCCTTGCAGCCGTTTCTTGCCCTTCCAGACACTGACCACGTTGGGAATAATACCGTGCCCCAGCGCCATGATCAGATCGGCATAATATTTGTACGTGGTGCGTTCTTGCCGCACCCCACCACCACCGCCGCCTTTACCACCACTTTCACTAACCTCGGTCGTGGCGACTGAACGAAAATTGTTGTACCAGATCAGGTTGCCGGGCGCACGATACCGACCCCAGCCAAGACCCCAGGTCAGACCATATTGCGAGGTTTGCAGCCGCAGGCCGCCGAGCCGTGGCTCACTGGTGCTGATGGTCGTCGTCTTACCGCCCATGAGCGCCCCAGTCTTTCAAACGATATTGCAGCCGTTGACGGGTCGCCAGCTTAGGGTAGTGCAACTCGGTCAACGCCACCTCGCGCACGTCGCGCCAGGCATGACACACCACACCGTCGCCCATGTATATGCCGGAGTGGCTGTAGGTGCGCCCGAATTTCCACATGAAAATATTACCCACACCCAGATCGTCAGTCTGTTCACAATACGTTTCCAGACCGCCGAGGTAAATTTCTTCGTTACGGTGAAACTGCCAGTCTGGCGCATACGGTCGCGGGTCAATGTCTGGTATCAAGCCCACTGCGTGATACACCCGCACCAGCAGCATCAGACAATCGACACCTTGCCCCAGCACATCAGCGCCGTGGTGGTATGGTGTACCGACCCAGCGCAACGCCTCAGCACGCACGGCTGATCTCAATTCCTGCTCAGTCATATCAATCAGCCAGCGCCGTTTCTGGCGTCGGAACAAACGGCGTGCCGCGATAGCGCAACAGGTTGTTGAATTTGTCGCGGCAATCGCTCATGGTGTTGTTGCAGCCAGGCCGCACCTTGAAGGTGTTGCCGACCACGATGGGTTCCCAAAAAGGCAAGGCAAACTCGAACACCCCACCCGAATAACTTTTGACAGTACGGGTTTGCCCCAGATTAGCGCCCGAAGTAAACTCTAAAACGCCCTTGTTGAAATACCCGGCGGACTGGCTTAAACCACTTTGCAGCCAAACCCGACTGCCATTGACCGCCGTGACGGTGCCGTTGACAGAAAAAGCGGTCTTTGACAAACCGCAGGCCACGTCATAAACATCGTTCACGCATGACGGAATGTAAGTGTTGCGCGGCATCATCACGTTAAGCCGGTTCAATTCGCTTTTGACGGGCATTCTGACGGACGGCGGCTCTACTTCCACCACCCCGACCCGTCCAATGAACTGCACCATGCTGCCCTTAAAGCTGCGAGTCAGATCATAATAGACCCGCTCCAACTGCACCTCGGCACCATCAAACCCGCCACGCTGCGCATGCAACATGGCCGCCACACCGTCAATGGTAGCGCCCGCAGGAAAGCGCAAGTCCAGCGTCAATTCATCGACCGACAAACCCAGGCTGCGCTTGAGCTTCCCGCGCTCGATTAAAGGCAGGCGCACAAAGGTTCTGGCAGGCGTTCCCGGTATGACCACATCCTCGTCGCCGTCCGTCCATTGCAGCAACGCGCCCAGGCGCGGCGCCACCGTCCAGCAGTCAAACCGGATGGCGGTGGGATTTGTCGCCAGCCAGGCCAGTAATGTAGGGTTATTGATCATGGCTTGAAACTCACCAGCTCTACTTTTTTAGCCTCGAAAAAGTCCTGCATGAACTCCTCAAACTCCATCAGGTCGCGGTCAAACCGCACCCGGTAATAGAACCCGCCCGTCCAGTCCACACTATGACCATTGGCCGGGGCGGTTGCCAGAGTGAGCAAGCCCGTATCGTTAATAGCCCAGCCGCTGACCGTGACCCCATTTACGCGCACCACCGCGCCCGGCTTGACCGCATAAACCGGCTCGACAAAGCCGCCCAGGTTGCGCACACACTGAAACTGCTTGTTTGTACCATTACCCAGACCCACCACTTGAGGCGACGTGACCGTGTTGTCGTCGATATCGTCGAACAGAAAATCATCAGCCGCGCCCAGCCGCTCCATATAAAACGCACGCATGGTTTCATAGTCGTCTGGGCTTAGGTAGGCATATTTCAGCGTAATGCGCCGCAGCGGATAAAACATTTTTGCAAGCGTCACACGCCGCCCCGACGCCGACTCGTAGCGCAGCGTCTTGAATTGAAGCTCACGCGACACTGGCCAGGCCTGACCAGAAAAAGCGGGGTAAACAGCGTTGCTCATGAACGACGCAGCCCATGACCCTCGCGCATGGCCACGCGCAACGCCTCGGCCAGTTCTCGCTTGTTGGAAATGAAGAACTCACCCGCACTAGCGCCGCGAAGTTCCACCGTCACATTACCCCCGGCACCAGCACCACCGCGCTCGGCCAGCGAGCGTATGACGTTCGACTCAGCCGCAGGCAGTACCATTTCCTGCTCGTGCAACTGGGTAATGGGGTTGACCCCGGCGGGAATGCTCCAGCCTTTGGCCGCACTGGGAATACTTCCAGTCAAGCCCAAGACCGCGCCCATGACGCTTGCCATGGCAGCCAAGGCCATAGCAGGACCGACAATAGGAATATTGGCCTGCGAAGCCGCAGCGCCGGAGCCAGCCTTAACAGCATTCAGACCCACCTCGGCCACACCCAAAACTCGCTCTCGCATGAATGCGGCGACCTTGGCAGTAATAATTTTGGCAATTTCCGCGGCAATACTTTGACGAATACCTTGCCACAAATTTTTCATGGCCTGGCTGAATTTCTGCTGGCCGGACAACATACCCGTCAGCGCCCCCTCGAATGAATTACGCATGCCCTGCCAGACATTTTCGGCGGGCGAATTTTTCTGAATCTCAATTTGTATTTGCCGCAGGCGCAACCGATGCTGGCGCTCAAGCTCTTCAATTTGATTACTAATTTGAGCATAAGCAACCGGGTCACGCTCGGGGTCTATTTCGGCCAGCCTGGCCTGCAAATAGGCGCGACGGATTTCTAGCTTTTGCTCTTCAAAGCCGCGCTCCATTTCGAGCATTTGCTGCTGCGTAATCATTCCCAGATCAAGCTGCGCCTGGGCTTCTTGACGCGCAGCATCGACCGCAGAAAGCGCGCCTTCCTGCCGCGCCCTGGCATCTTCCAGGCGCAAGCCCTGCTGCTGCTTGGCCTGCTCTTTCCACACCGCCACCTCCAGATCGGCTACTTTCTTGCTGATAATGAGTTTGTTATTGCCCATCATCATTTCGGTGGTGAGACGTTCGCGCCAGAAAGCCAATTCCTGCTCTTTGGTGTAGTCGCGCAGCGCATCTTTTTGCACCGCCGCCCGGCGCTCCAGCGCCAGCATTTCCTCAAAACCCGCCATTTGCTGACGCTCAAGCTCTTTGTCAGACATGCCTTTGACTTCCTTAACAGCCCTCGGGGCGGCTTCTTTTTTTCCTCCCGGCGCATTAAAACCTTTGTCGCCCGCGGCACCGCCAGCATTACCGGCCAGAGTGTCATCCATAAAAATGGCCGCGATACGATCACGGGTCTTTTGCGAAGACTCGGCCATTTTGTTCATGGCGTTTTCCCATGCGTTACCAATATTCGTGCCAATACCACGAATGGCATCAGCCGCGCCCCTGAAGTCGCCCGTAATAGCCCGGCCAATGGCCTCGGCCAGCGCCCGGATAGGCTCAGCAACAGTCACGACCATAGCATTGATAACTTCCCAAACCGTCACCACACCATTTTTAACCAGGTGAAACGCCGACACCAGCCCCCCCAAAGCACCACGAACCACGGTGATGGCCGCAGGCATAATGTCACGAAAGACATTGACCAGATCGGTAATAACCGGCATCAATATTTGTCCAATGGTATTGCCCAGGCCACGCATGGCGCGCCCTCCCCCATCGACGGCTGTATCAAATTCCTTGAAGTTTTGAACCGCGTTAGCGCCTACGGTCAAGCCCAGCTTACTGGCCTCGGCGTCCATTTCCGACAATAGCTCCTTGTTGACCATGAGCACCCGACTCGAACCGTCCACCCCCCGGCCAAATATGGCCTGCGCCGCCTGGGCGCGGTCGGTGCCTTCCTTGTAGCCATTAACCACCGTAATGCCGTCGCTCAAAAGCTCATTCATCGGGCGCAGGTTGCCGTTCACGTCGCGGGTGCGCAGCCCCAGTTTGTTCAGGTCTTCCTCGTTTTCTTTCAGTTGCCGGGTCAAACCTTTCGCCGCTGCTTCAACGTCGCCCTGGGTCGCGCCCACGTCCTCGGCGGCCAGCTTCCACTTTTGCGCCTCGTTTGTCGTTACGCCCATGCCGCGCCCCAAGTCCATGACCGACTCGGTCATGGCCGCTGAACTACTGGCCAGCTTGCTGGCCGCTACCGCTGCCGCGACGCCCAGGAATGCCGTCATGCCCAAACGAGTGCCACCAATGGCGTCGGTCAGCGACGAAAACGCCCCTGCCGATGACGACACACTGCTGCTGATGTTTTTCGAGATCTCGCCCAGGTGCGCCTTCATGCTCTGAGACAGGTTGCCGAAGCCCTTGCCGACCTCAGAAAACTGGTCACGCATACCTTGCAGCGACGCCCGCACCTGACGCATGCCTGACTCGAAGCCCGCGGTGTTGGCGCTAATCGTGTACTTGATTTCCTGATTGCTCATGGTTTGGCGTTTCTATCATGCGACACGGCGGCCTGAATTTTTCAGCGCGCCCCATCAAATTAACGAGTTCACTCATATCGGTCGTGGCCTGTTTTTTGGCCTCGCCCCGGCTTTGCATTCCCAGCCCGCGCGCAATGGCACCCAGGCTGATGTGGGTAGGAGGGTAGTGCCGCCAGTACCGGGTCAGACCTTGCAGATCATGCAGCGTCACATGGTCGCGGCAATAATCGAACGTCCAGCCCAGGCAGGTGGCTAGGTGGGCATAGACGGCGCGCCAGTCCCATTCAAAGTCGTCAGCGTCTGACGCGCGCGTTCGTTTCCCGCATTGGCCTCGGATTCCAGCCAGCGCTTGTAGCCCGACGACCCCATGACCACGGCAAACAGTTCTGCAAAGTTGTCCATGTCCACAAAGTCGCGCAGCACTTCACGTTGCATGTCGGGGTAGTTACGGCGCAAACACGCGAGCAGTAAGTCCAGCACTAAGCCCATCGGGCGCTCATGCGTACCGGCTTCAAAAGCGTCAATTTGCGTTTGAAAGTCTTCAATAATGCCCAGCGACATGGCAGGCACCACGTAGCTGGTGCCGCCAATGTCAATGGTGATGCCTCGATGCGTTGCTTGAGTCATAGGTTTAATCCGTCAAGCTAATGGTGCCGATCACGCCTGCCGCATCAGCAAACACGGTGAAGCCCAGTTCCGGCACACCAAAGTCATCATTTTTGTTGGCCATTTTGAAGCCGTCGCTAATACACTTATTAAAAGTGAATATGGCTGACTGGCCGTCGAACGGCGCATAAAAGTCCGCGCGGAATGTCGGCGCGTAGCCCATGGGTCGGTTGTTCATGGTAATACGCCGCGCAGTGCTGCTGGTAGCCGTGTATCGGTAGTTAATGTACACGGTCTTGCCCGTATCGGCTGATGCAAAAGTGTACTGGCCAGTGGTCGTATTGACCGCATATTGACCGGCGGCGGGCGTGCTGGCCACGCGGGTCATAGGACGACCGCTGCTGGCATCAATGACCCCCAGGTCGGCAGCAAAGGTGCCGCTGCTGGGAGGTGTCACGGTAATCTGAAACGGCGTCGCCGGAATAGCCGCGCCCGTGGTGTCATAAACCACGGACGTCAGGCCGTTGGCGCCAGACGTACCAAAGACCAGCGTCTCTAAAAACCCGGCATTGAGTGAGGCCATTTTGGCCTTACCCGTCACCGTGCCTTTGCCGCGACCGACCGCGACGGCAAACTGGTTCTGGCCGTGCAACTGCTTGAGTTCAAACTTGATATCTATCTCGGTGTCCTGCAAAGTGCCGAACAGCAACGGGGTCGGATTGGCAATGGCCGTGCCGTCCGCGTTGGCCGTGGGAGTGCCCCACAATAAACCTGAGCCGAATACATACATGATGTTCCCTTTCTATATTTGCGCGTCGAGCGCCCTGGTTGAAGTTAAATACTTGAATTTATAAGTCGCCGCGATATAACCAAACGGCAAGTCGGCATTGGCCGACTGCCATTCGCAACGGTCACGCGCCAGAAAGCGCACAAACGAGCGCAAGACAGCATCAGCCATCAGCGCAGCGTGCAACGTCACCCGCACGCCGTCGCCTACCGTCTGCCAGTCGTGCCCCCGTACCACCACCGTGAGCACAACCCGCAGCTCGTCCATGTCCAGCGCCCCGGTCATCATCTGCCCGCCCGCATGAGAAGTGCTTGACTCGTCCAGCGCTTCAATCAGTAGCGCCGGACTTTCTTCACGCGTGAAGGCATCCTCGCGGTCACGGAACACCGGAACACCGGGCAGCGCGGTTTCCGCTACAACCTTCAGCCGCGCACAAATGGTTTCAGCTTTGCTGGGCATGGCTAGACCCGGCTCAACAAGACCGCGCTAAACGCACCATCATCTAACTGCCGGGGGGCTTCACGCACCTGGTACGACACACCAGCCACCGTGACCGCCGCGCCACGGGTCAGAGTCACAGAGTCGGTGACGTAGGTCAGCTCGTACTGGCGACTATGCGCATCGGCGCGCGTCAGGTTCATCAGATCATCGGGCTGGTTCAGTAGCCCAACAAACGTAACGCCCCCGGACACGCAGGTTTTGGCGAAGTCGGCCAGGAATACCCCCAGGTCTTCCTGCATCATTCGGCCTTGGCGGGTTTTTCAAACTGTTTGGTGGTATCCACTTCTTTTTCATCGTCCGCCACCACGACAGCACGCTGGGCAGCCAGTAGTTGTATGGCGACATCATCGTCAAAGTTAGCAACGGTGCCTATGTAGGCTGTTTTCATGCCAGCATTACTGGGCACCAGGCAGTTCGAGGTAATTCTGAGTTTCTTCATTTTGACCACTCCTTGATCTTAAAAAAATGGCGACCCTTTCGAGCCGCCAAAACCCACTAAAGAACTTTCTACACTTACACGGTCAACGCATCGAGCATGGCCGCAAAGCTCTGGGGACGGCGCACCGCGACGTCAAGCGTCTGGTAAATGTGCATGCGGATGATACGATTCGCTGCCTGGGTCACTTCATCGGGCAGAATTTCAGCCGTGCCCCACTCACCAATGAGCAGGTCAGACCAGTTGCCGAAGAAAATGGCCGAACACACGCCGGTGCTGGTGCCCTTGTTCAGGTTGCTCAACACGTTGTTGCTGACGCCGCACCGGTAGCCGTTAATCATGCCGAACAGCGCCGGGTCATCACCAGCCATAGCCTGCATGAAGATTTCCTGACCATTGGTGCCAGTGAACTTTTGAGTGCGCTTGAGGCGACCACGCACACGGCTGTTAGTCAGGTAGCCTACCGAACCACCCAGGGCATTGCTGTTCGCCACCTGAGATTCCAGGTCAACAATGTTGTCCCAGGTCGGGGCTGCGCCGTTGGCACCACCCGCCACCGAGCCAATGCCAGCCGTAGAAGCCAGGCCGGTGGGCTGGTTGCTCGCGCCCGTGCCATGCAACGCAATGAAGTCAAGCTGCGTCGCCATCGCTTCAATCAGGTCAGCACGTACCAGACCCTCGACCGCCGGGGTGCCTTGCAGCAACAAGTCGCGGGTCACGTCCTGAATGGCATGCGCGGTACGCGGGGTCATCGTCACTTGAGAAAACGACGCATCACTCTCGCTGGCTGCACCCGCTTGCGCCACCCAGTTGGCAGTCACGCTGCCGCTCTGACGCGGAATAGCCACGTTACCGACCAGGCCGGGCAACACACGGGCACCCATCGAGCGCACCAGCGAAGCCGCGCGCAGAAAGGTAATGAAGTCAGCCGCTAGCAGGTCAGTGGCCACCATCGCGCCACCCGCACCCACCGTTGAACTGGCAAGGTCGCGCTGCGAAGCAATCACACGGTCGCCAATCATCAGGCGGCCATCGACAACACGCACACCAGGCAATGACTGTTTCATGACCTCGAACGGCAAAAAGTTGCCATTGCCCTGGCCACGGTAGCCTTGCTTGTCCAGCGACTCACGCACGGCGCGGGCGCACTCATGCTCAAACGGTGCCAGGCCGGGCTTCTTGTCAACCAGTGACAACATGAACCGCGCGACACTGAATTGCGCCGCTTCTTTGCTGCTCAAGCCAATTTCAGCCGCCGGTTGCTCCAAAGGCTGATTCGAGCCTTTTTTGTGCAGCTCATCCAGCACCAGGCCACGGAACAGTTCAATACTCACCCCGTCATTGACGGCCTTCTCAGCCATCTCGCGCAGATGATGACGGGTGCCGAGCTGCAATATGCCGGTCACACGTTCTTTTTCAGCCTTCGCTGCCTCGTTGCGAGCCTGGGCGCGCAACTCTTCAACATTCACTTCCGCTACTCCATTCATTACTTCTTCCTTTCCTGCGCTTGCGCGCTCACGTTTATCAATGACAGGAACACCCTGAATTACATCTTCCGAGCCTTGACGACCCACACCCACACCCATATCTGCCGGAACAGACACAAGCGACACCTCGAGAGGCCGCCAATCGGTCACTCGATAAGTTTTCTGATCACCCTCTTGCTTGACTAGCTCAAGCTCCCGAATTTCATAGCCGACGCTGACATTGGTTCTGATACCCGCCAGCACGTCCTGCCACTCTTCCTCGGCGCGCGCATTCTTGCCAAACTTCACCACGGCGCGACCCTTGCGGTCGGTGTCGATCTGGGCGCTCAGCACCACGCCAATCTGCTGCCCGGTGTCATGGTTCGACAGCAAGGGCGCATTGCCGCTTTTCAGCCAGGCCATATCGACCTCGCCGCTGGTATGCCCCAGAATCTCGACCCCCCACCAGCGCTCGTAAGGTGCCTCACTGGAAAAAGAAAGAGGAACCGTGCGTTCCTCTTCGTTAATTTCCCTGGTGTCTATTTTCAAGTGCCGCCACTGCCGGCCTAGCTTGAGTTCAGTCCTGGTCTTCGGTTCCAGCATCGCTGCTTGCATCTTCACCTCCATCATTAGGTTCTGTTGTACTTTCCGCGCCCGCTGGCACGGGCTTGCCCGCATCGTCCACCGCAGGCGTTTTATGCGCCGACGCCGCTTCCTTATTCAAGGTCACACCCAGTTCACGCGCCAGGTTTTCTTCTTCGGCCAGCTCGCGCAAAATCTCTTCAAAGTCCTCGCCGCGCTCAGCACAAATTCTTGTCCGGCTCGAAATGCCGAGCGATACCGCCTGCGCCGAAGCCGCCACATCTTTTTGCGGGTCTGGGCTGCGCCACGGTCGGCTATTGAAGCGAGGTTTGTTGTAGCGTTCCAGACCATCGAGCGCCAGCTTGCCCACTTGCCCCATGCTCAAGGCCAGCAACAGCCATTCACTAAACATTGGCTCGCAAACATGCTCTCGCATCCACTGTTGCAGGCCTTCGTAAAAGTCCCGGTTTGTATTGGCCGAGTGCCGCATCGTGCTTAGACTCACGCCTTCCATGTCACCCGCCAGCGTGTTGTAATCAACCCCCACACCCACGCTGAAAGCGCGCAGCATGTGCTTGCAAAACGCTTCCATCTTGTCATTCGGGTAAGCCGGGTCAAAGGTCTTGAAGTCCCACCCGGCTGGCAAGACGCCAAAAGTAGCCGGTTCGGCTTCGGTGTACAGATTCCCCGCCGCATCTTTCGATGAAGCCAATGCTTCACCATCTGCCAGAACACCACCACCTTCTTTATCGGGCGGCACAAAAAAGCCCATTTGCGCCGCACCGGTCCGCGCACCCACCAGCACCGCTTCCTCGTACCCGGCCAGCATACCCACCCGGCGCATGGCCGCATACAGCCAGGGCACCCCGCGCACCGTGTCAGCACGCAGCTCTTCCGACAGGAAACGATGAATAATCCGGTCAGCCGGAACGCGCCGCCGCTGGGTCGAATTCACGCTCGACAGGTCATCGCCGGGGTGTCCGGTACGAAACCAGTACGCTACCGGCTTGCCGTACTTGTTGCGCTCAACCCCCATGCGTATTTCAGCACCATCGGTCAACTGCCCGACCCCGGCCTGAGCGCCACCGCTTTTGACGTTCAGGGTTTCATCGAGCAAGTCAGGGTCAATCAAGCGCCAGCAAATACCAAAACGGTTGAAGCGCCCGACCAGTTTTTCAATGATCACCTCGCCATCACACGCCAGATGATGAATAATGGAACGCTCAAACGCAGCCCGGCTCATGTGGCCGCTGGCCGTGAAGTGATTCACCCGCGACATTTCCGCATAAGCGTCTTCAATTTCAACATTCGCCAGATCATCGAGCTTGCCGCCGCGAGTTCGATACACCTTCATTTGCAAACTGAAACCATGCGCCCCCACCACGTTGTTGCGCAGGAGTTGCAAGAACCGTTTTGCATATTCATTGTCACGCGCCAGTTGACGCGACCGCGCCCGCATAACGCGTAACGAATTTCTAACCTCGGCATTACCCGAGGCATAAGACACATAACCTTGCAAGTCAGACACCAGCCGGTCGGTGCTGGCTGCCATGTAATTACGCAGCGCCTGGCCGCCGGGGTTGTTCACCAGGCGCACCCCGCCGGGCTGGTTCGCTACGCTCCATTGACCGGCGCGCGCCGCCATAGCCCGGTCACGTTCCCGTGCCTGCTTCCATCTGTCCAGTATTGTCATGAAGGCCGTCCGAATCTGACTAGAATGCGGTTTTTCGGTTTGAGTCCACGCGCCAGATCAGCCGATAATTGCTCTTGAGTCACCTGGCCTTCCCAGTAGTCCATCAGCTTGATAATGTCAGTCACGCTGTTGAACTCCATTTCACGCTCACCAATCTTGTAGCGCTTGGTGCGCCCACTACTAGAACTCCAGGCCGCAAACGCGGCACGCAAATCGTCCAGCGTTTTTTGAGCCAGCGACCGGGCATCGTAGCCACCCGTGGCCGTCCGTGGGTTCGGTGCCAAAGTAATAGTGCCCGATTCAAGCGAGTAAGATTCGCCCGACTTTTCGACCCAGCTTGCCCAGGAATACTCGCCCGCCGACCAGGTTGCCGTGGTCATTGCTGCCACCTGCACCCGGTACGACTCACCCTCGGCCACCGCCGATATCTCTATCGACGCTCCAGCGCCGCGCGGTATCAGCCGGTACTTCAATGTCCAGCCCTCGGTCGCCAAATAATCGGGCACCTGGGTCACAAAGTTCAGGCTGTCACCTACCACCAGTGATGATTTCATTCAATCCTCGTTATTTTTTTGCGAAGCTGACCAGACCCCAGGCGCGAAGCCAGCGCCTCGACGCGAGACAAACCCAGCCTGGAGCGACTACGCGCGGTAAATTGCACCACGCCAGCGCTACCCGAAGCCGCGCCACCCAGGGGCAAGCTGCCCGTGCTTTGTGCCTTGACCAGCAAACGACCCACTGCCAGGCCTGACACAGACAAACTGCCCGACACCACACCCAGCGCGGGTGCCGACCCCACCACACCCGACGCCGCGCCACTCAAGGGCAGGCTGCCCGCGCCTTGCGCCACTACAGCCACA